CGAGCATTTTGGCAACGCAGATGCCGTGCCACAGCTGCCGGAGCGGTGCTTAAGCCGTAAGGCGGGAATTATGCGGTGCTGCCTTAGATTTACTATTACTGCTTGCCGGGCTGGGCGGCTTTGCGGCTTTCCTTGCGCTGCTAGATGGTAGCTATGCACAGGCAGCGGCTTCGGCGATTGTGGCACTGTTACTGTGCCCATTTGCAGTACCGATGCTGTTATCCTTGGCAGGAAGTGCCTTGATTGTCGCTGCATCGGCAATATTTGCTTGGCTGTTCTGAAAACAGAATATGACGATGAACCGCTGTCGGCTGCGCAGCGGTTTTTCTTTTTTTCAGATAGCATTCAAAAAGTCATAAAGTCGGGATACCTTAATTTATTTTTACCTGTCTTGTCCCTTCGGAACGAACCAACAAGAATTTCTTGTGAGTTGCCTCATAGTCCAGCTCACCGTTTTTGTATATTCCATCGATCCTCACCTTCACCATCGACTTTGAAACCGCCAAGCGTTACCGTGAAGCCAACAAGATGCCCCACCAGTTCCGCCGTGCAGCGTGGACCGACCTGACCGTGGAGGTGTATCTGTGAAGGTTCTGGAAAACAGCTCCGTGTTAAACGCAATTCATCTCATACATGAGCAAACAAATAAGGCCCACCGCCAAAATTGACGGTGAGCCTTATTTTATGCTCGTTTTTTAACGATAACTTGCTATAAAAGCCTTATGCTCTGGGATTTTTAATAGCAGCCTGCTTATTGGGTCGTTATCATAGGTATGTACCCAAAAGCGCGTACTGTTTGCATCCTCAAGTATCCTATTGACGGCCCCATCCCCTTTCTTCGCTTTTGTTTTTCCCGGCATGATTTTTTCCGCCGAAATCGAATGGTAATTGTACGTTCCGCGCACATTGCATTGAACAGTGCATGACTCTTGAAATAGATTTAGTTCCCAGATGAATTTCTGTCCATCGATGGAGAAGATTCTCGGCACAAATCTGTCCAGAAATTCCCGGCTGATTTCATCGTTTGGGAACGACTCTTGCCAGCTGAGTGCTTCCTCTACCTTTTCACTATTGGCAGCTCCGTTTTCTTGTTCCTGCTGGTATTCTTCTAAAATATCCTGCCGGTGATCCTGCCAAACGTTTTTGTAGATTTCTCGCGCCATCAATTCGAGCTTCCATGCTTGCACATTGGGGGCGCTGCATTTGGGGGCTACATTCCTCAGCGACCGCTGATAACAGATATATCGAACAATGCCTTTCTCTGCGCGGAACGCCCGCATTCTGGCTCCGCAGCCACAAAACAGGCGGCAAGCCCATTTGTCGGCGTGTTCGCTCTTTCCATACAAGTAAGCCTGCGTTATATTGCCGTCTTTGTACGACTGCCATGCATGTCTGCGGCGCTGACATTTATCCCATAGTTCCTCTGAAATGATTGGCTCAAAACTGCCTTTCACCAGAATGTAATCCTGTTCGCTGTTCTTGATGCTTTTATGGCTGAGGAAATCATCAATATGCGATTTGTTGTATGTCAAATACCCTTTATAAATCGTATTCTTGGTGATTGAGAGAACCTGACGCGCGCTCCATTGTGGCATTCCGGATTTATTCGGTGCGCCTTCTTGCGTTAGTGTCTGGGCTATCTCGGTGCCATTTATGCCATCAGCATACCAAGCAAAAATTTTTCTGACAGTCTCTGCCTGACTTTCCTGCACCACAAGCGTATGAGCCTTTTTATCACGCTTATATCCAAACGGTGTCGGTCCCGCAACATAGGTGCCTTTTTTCTGTGACGTCTGAATGCCCGCCTTGGTGCGTTCACTCATTTTACGGCTTTCATCTTGCGCAAGGCTTGCCATAATGGTCAGGCGAACTTCTCCATCGCCACGCATCGTCCAGATGTCATCATTGACGAAGTACACTTCAACGCCGTACTGTTTCAGCTCACGGGTCGTAACCAAAGTATCCACCGTGTTTCGGGCAAAACGGGAAACCTCGCGGGTCACGATTAAGTCAAACTTCTTTTTCCGGGCATCTCGCAGCATCTTCATAAAAGAAGGCCGGGTTTTCATGCCAGTACCTGAGATTCCTTCATCGGCGTATTGCCCAACCACCGTCCAATTCGGATGATGTTCTGCAAGCTCCAGATACCAGTTCATTTGATTTTTCAGTGCTGATATTTGCGCCTCAAGTTCCGTGGACACGCGCCCATAGAACACGACTCTGCGCGGGCAGTTTTGCTGGTCTGCTTTATCATATTGCATCGGTTTTCCCTCCTTCCCCATCAGTATAATACTGCATTCAGTATTTTCAAAATGTACAAGTCAATGACTCAATCATGGTATAGAAAAGCCGTGGAAGAAGGTTCCTTCCACGGCATGATCTTTATACTACTTTTTCAATAAGGCACTGATGTTTCTTCGTTTTCTTGTCATAGTTGATAGCTACCAAGAGAAGATTTCCTGTATAGCCACGCAGCGAATCCGGATATTTCTTTTCCTTAATCTGCTGCATCGCAGTCTCCGCCGTTTGGTTCCACTTCAACTCCACAACAAGCGCCGGATAGTCATTTCGGTACTCCGGTTTTGGAACGAAAACGAAGTCTGCGAAGCCCCTGCCTGTGGGCAGCTCTCGAACCGGCTTAAAGTAATATTGCATAGCGCTCAGGTATGCAATCGCCAAGACGCTGCTCAAGGAGTTTTCATTGTTGTACTGGATGGCAGAAACATAGTCATCATGGATTTTCTCAACCTGAGTGGCTACTGCATCGCCATCCATATCCAATGTCGCATCCAGCAACTTCTCAGACTCCTGCTGGAACAGCAACATCTCATTCCAATGCTTGCTTTCCACCGCAAGTGTCAATTCCTGCCGGATTTCCTCATTCGGAACGAACGCTGTTTTTCGGTTCTGGTCATATCCCAAGTAGCCAAGATGGATCATATATGTCAAAACATCATCTTTGCTTTGGATATTAACGGTATCGTTCTTGAAGGTAGCCGTGTTTACTTTAACTTCCCCACCGGAAAGCATTTCAATGATTGCCGTTTTCAGCCCATCATAGTTCATGTTGATAAGAGGAACGATTGCTTCATAGGAAGCCGTTTCCGACCAGTAGCTCTTAAACTCTCCCTTCAGCATAACGCTGACAACAGCTCTGGGATTATAAACTTGGTAATCCCGCAGCAAGTAACCATCGTACCACTTTTTTACCTTGTCAAAGTCTTTGTGGTACTCCTCGCAAAGATTCTTAACTTCTTCTTCCGTAAAGCCAATGAAAGGTGCCAACGTGCTGGCACTGACCATGGTAAACTCATCGAAGTTATTCAAGGCCGACTGCGTTTTTTCCTTTTTGATTGGCAGAATGCCGGTGAGGTATGCAAGCTGAATGTATTTTGTCGGCTCTGTACCTTTGAATAAGCCTCTCAGAAAATAGATATATTCTTCTTGAACAGCCTTATTGGTTGCTTCATCTCGGATCAGAATATCCCATTCATCAATAATCACAATAAATTTCTGACCGGTCGAGTTTCTGATGCGCGACAAAGCGTCCGCCAATGTCAACACTTCGTTAGGAAGAACTTCAGGGTAGTACTCTTTTAGTTCCTCAAAAACTGATTGCGTAATGTAGGATATAATACTTTTGATGTCTGCACAGCTGGACAAAAACCATTGTACATCTATATGGATCACATCATACTTGTTGAGATGCTTTTTGAAGTCGCTACTCTTGCCGATTGTAAGCCCATCGAACATCTTTTCTGAATCGCAGCCTTTGCTGTAATAGGCTGCCAACATATTAGCCGTATAGGACTTACCAAATCTCCGGGGGCGGCTATTGCAGATATATGCTTCTGGTGTATCAAGAACGCTGTTGGTATATTCCAGCAGACCCGTTTTATCCATATAAATTTTTGAATTCAGTGCAACTTGAAACGCACTATTATCCGGATTCACGAATCTTCCCATTTCGCCAAAGCCTCCTTCAGAAGTCATTTATTTCTAAACATTCAAATGACATTAGTATAGTCATATAGTACCATTTATCGATACAAATAGCAAGTTGGAAATTTCCCTATAATAGTACAAAAGGTACAAAAGCGCCGCAGCAGGGATCTCTTTCATAGCATGATCTATCATCGCAGACACCTCATCTGCTATGACGATGATTAAATTTTGCCACATGGAATCCTGCTTTCTGCATATAATCTTCAAAAATATATGCAGATAAAACTCGAAAGGCGCAATAAGCCACAAATTTCGATAATTTTCCTTCGATGAACCTGTCAGATGTCATCTGTTTGAACCATTCGGAATTCCCGAATAGTTGCCATCACGGTCTATTCCTCATCCGAATTATAATATTACCATTTACGGATTCAAATAGCAAATCTAGCGTCATTCCATAACGGCACAATAATGCCGTGGAAGTTTTTCCTCCACGGCACGATCTGTCGTTATAGCTGTGCGTTTCTCTCCCTCTGCAAATTCCAGACAGGCAACCCTTCCCGGCGCTTTGCCTCGCATCGCTTTGCAGCCATGCGATATGTTTTCTCGCATCTTGGCACGCTCGTGGAATCCAGTCATGGCGCTGCTTCCCCAATGCGGTACAGCAGAGGACGCTATTCACTTTTTCGGAGGTTTGGAACCTCCTAATACATAAGAGAACAGCGAATCGGATTTTTTCCACAACTTTTTCAATTTTCTTTTTTTACCAGAAATATATCCACACGCATATCTTTCCACAAACCGGGGTGGATCTTAATCCCACGCGCTTTCTGATACTCATAGGCTGTTACAAAGTCAACCGCAAAACTCAAAAGTGGTATCTTTTCATCCAGCACGCTCACCTGATTTTCTTGACAGCTTTCCAGCCATTCCACCAACTTACGCTTTCTTTTGGTTCGGCTCATGTTCAAAAAGAAATCCTGTGGACGACATATTGTCGCGCAATCGGGTCCAGCACTTTCTTTATCCTGCTTGCCGGTTTGCTCTTGCTCAATATCATAGGGAATGCCACTTTTATAGGTAACCATCGCTATCGGCTGCCTTTCCGATTGGATAGGCATGATCTGCTGCACATTCACCAACTGCAACATCCAAATGTAGCGGTTATTGCTTTTTACAATCCGGTTGGCATACCTGTCCAGAAAGCCCGGCTCTATTTTACCATCCGGAAAAGAGGCATCATCGCTGAGTGCAGCCTCGATGCTGTGCATATCCAACCTTGCTTTAGGACGCTGTTCCTGTATGGAACTTTGCAGTAAGCCTTCGACATTTATAATCTCATTGTTTATTTCCGTACTTCTGCTTAAGAAATCATCCATAGTTATGCTTCGGCTTGCCCGCTGGCTGACAAGATCGTCCAATTCCTCATTCAGCGCAGAGAGCTTGTTCTCCAGCTGGTTTCCATCATTCGGTGTGCCGGTAGTGTTCAGATTTGCATCCAACATCCGCAAAAGACCCAGTATATCCTCGGCATTTTCTTTCCAAACTGTACGGAACACTTCCCTTGCCATCAATTCCAGCTTCCATTCAGATGCGTATGGTGCCGGACAAGGAATGCCGTTCAGTGCTCTGGCGGCATCTTTCTTTTTGAACATTTTCGACCGTGCACAGATAAGCCGCATATTTTTCCCACCGTTGGCCGTTTTATCGTAGCCTTCGATTTGGAATCGCATCCCACAATCGCAAAACAGAATTTTCGTCCATTTGTTCTGCGGAAAGGACACACCAAATTTATGGGCACGACCATCTTTTCCTTTGACAAATGCAGCTCGCTTACTGCGGATCTGATTGCAGGTTTCCCATAGCTCCTCTGAGACGATTGGCTCAAAGTTTCCCTTTACAAGAACAAAGTCCTCCTCGTTGTGATTGATGCGGTTATGGCTGAGAAAGTCATCAATATGGGATTTATTATAGGTCATATAGCCCTTGTAAGTGGGCTTGCGGAGTACCCGTGATACCTTGCTCGCCGTCCAGCTCAGGCCACCACCGCCATCCTTGCGGTTTTCTTCTATAAGCATTTTGGCAACAGTCGTTTCTCCGTGCCCCTCGGCGTACAGATTAAAGATTCTGCGCACCGTTGCCGCCTGTTCCTCATTGATTACATAAGTTCCATCCACACGGTCATAACCGATAATATTACCGCTGCCATAGAGTACACCTTTCTCACGGCTCATCTTCTGTCCGGCTTTTACGCGCTCACTGGTCTTGCGGCTTTCATCTTGGGCAATGCTCGCCATAATGGTCAAGCGAACTTCTCCATCACCGTCCATTGTCCAGATGCCATCATTTACAAAATAGACTTCCACGCCGTATTGCTTCAGTTCTCGCGTAGCATTCAGCGCATCCACCGTGTTACGCGCAAACCTCGACAATTCACGTGTGACAATCAAGTCAAAGCGGTGTTCCTTTGCGTGCTCTATCATCCGCATAAATGATGGACGTTTCTTCATTTGGGTACCGGTTATGCCTTCGTCTATGTACTGCGCTACAACGGTCCAGTTGGGATTGCGTAATGCAAAGTCTGTATACCATTCCATCTGATTTCCCAGCGCAGATAGCTGTTCCTCATGTTCTGTTGAAACGCGGCCATAAAACACCACCCTGCGCGGTCGATTCTTGTAATTCCCAATATAGTCTGTCATTTCGAACGCCTCCTTGTTCTTTCATTGTACAAGGGGCAAATTCATAAGGGAAATGTACAAAAACACTGGTACACTTGCCATCCTTGCATGAGCGTTGCTGCTCTATACTATAAGAGTACGTTCTCTTGATTTTTTTCCACAATCACTATTTTTAGTTCATTGCACTTGACATACATCAAGTAGCCATGCCACGCGGATAGCATTTTTCAGAACATATGAAACAGGGCGCGTTTACGCCGCGGACATGGAGGATATACTACGGAATCAGGAGCGGATATGGCAGGCGGCAAGCGGTATCCTTTTCCCGGCTTGCCACCATAAAATAATGGGGTATTTATCCCATGCGGGGCGGCTTGCTGCGAGGTAAGCCGCCCCTGCTTTTTTTGCGGTCCGGCATCCTTGCAGGGCAAGGCAGCTTCCTGTATGCTGAAAGCAGAAACAAACAAAACTGGATGGATCATTTATATCCACCGGCTGATTATAGGCTTATCATACGGAAGCTGGATGAATTGCAGGAAACAATGGATGCTCTTGTTGAGGAAAATCCCATCAAGCGCGATGCAATGAAGCTGTATATTACGCTCCAAAATGTAGCAAGTACGGCGGATGTGCTGCGTAGGGCAGTGATGCCATTTGTGTCAAGACGCGAAAAGAAATAAAAAGTGGGGCTGTTGTATGTGGCAGCCCCATTTTCTATTATATTTGATCCCAGAATTCGACCACAGGAATATAATTTACTTCGTATTTCTCCTCTATGTCTTCGTTAGACATTGCATTATTCAGGAAGTTATAAGCGGTGTCGTCATGGTAATAGGCATACCACTTTGTGTTCTTACTAACAAAATCACGAATTACACAAAGGTACGGTAAATCTGCTGCTCCTGCCGACCAGTCAAAAATCACAACTTTATAGTGGGTTATATTTCTTCCGTCCGCAATCTCCAAGAAAGAACGCCCATTCTCTCTTGAGATATTTCGGCATACGGGGCATCTGCATCACCTCCTTGCCCGCGCCGGGTTTGCGGATTTACTTTTGAAAATAGAAAACGCCCAACATCTCCCGAAACTGTTCGCTTTCGGGGCGATTTTGGACGTTTTTGTTTGATATGAGGGGCTTTACGATGGTGGGGAATATAACTTTATCGCTTATGGTGGGAAGCCCGCTATTTGCTGCTTTGTGGCAATAGAAAAGCGCCACATCGCTGCGGCGCTTTTGCTTTGCCCGGAAGATGGCGCGAGGGGGCTGTTCAGTTATCTGTTGTGCTTTTTCTTGCTGGCAACAACAGCTGTTCCAATGGCTGCACTACCGCTGACAAGCATAAGGACAACCAGCAAAGCAGGGTTGCTTGTGTCGCCGGTCTGCGGAATGGTGTACTGAGGTGTGGCTGTTGCAGCAGGTGCCGGGGTGGCCGTTGCAGCAGGTGCCGGGGTGGTCTTGTCGGCGTCCTTGTATTGCAGGGCAGGCACGTCCTCCTCGAAGATTGCCTTGACCTCCACGTTGGCGCTCGGCATGATGAACTTATTGTTCTTGATGGTCACGCCGCCGCTGATGACCTCCCACTCCTTGAAGTGGTAGCCCTTGTTTGGCTTGGCGGTCAGGGTGATCTCCGTACCGACCACCGCTTTTGCATGAGAGGCAGAAGCCGTTCCGTTTCCGTCCGTTTTCACGGTGATGGTAAACTCGGTGGGTGCAGGGGGTGCATCCTCCTCGAAGATGGCCTTGATCGCAACATTGGTGTCCGGCATGGTGAACTTGTTGTTGGTGATTACAAGTCCTGCCGGAGATACGACCTGCCACTCCTTGAGGTGATAGCCCTTGTCGGGCGCTGCGCTCAGGGTGATCTCCGTACCGGCCGCAGCCTTTGCGGGAGAGGCGGAAGCCGTTCCGTTGCCGCCGCTGGTCACGGTGACGGTATGCTCGGTAGGCGCGGGAGGCGTATCCTCCTCGAAAATTGCTTTGACCTCCACGTTGTTGTCCGGCATGGTGAACTTGTTGTTCTTGATGGTCACGCCGCCGCTGATGACTTGCCACTCCTTGAAGTGGTAGCCCTCTTTGGGCATGGCGGTCAGGATGATCGTCGTACCGGCCGCAGCGGTGGAAGGAGTTGCGGCACCAGTGCCGTTTCCGTCATTACTGACGGTGACGGTGTAGGTGGAGGGGGTAATAACGCTGTTCTTCCACAGTGCTTTGATCTCAATATCCCCGTTCACGGTGTAGGAATCTCCCACCTTGTACTCCGTGCCGCCGATCTCCCAAGCCTTGAACTCCTGATCGGCGGGAGCGGTGAAGCCGCAGGCGGGCAGGATGTAATTCGTCTCTGCCTTGACGGTCACGGAAGCCATGCTGCCGCTGCCGCCGCCTGCGTTGAAGGTGATCGTACAATCCGCAAGCGACGCGCCCTCACCCACCGTGATCTCCGCATCGGAGCTGGCAAAGTGGTTGTGATCCTCCGCATAGCGGACGAAGTAGGTGCCGGCGGAGAGACCGGTAATTTCACCATCGGGGCAGGCCGTGTAGTTGCTGCCCGTCGCCGCGCGGTATTCCATCTTGTCGGTCACACCGGTGATCTTGCCGTCGCTGCCGCCCTCAGTAGTGGGCGCGACACCATTCAATCCAATGGGCGCTTCCTGCGCGGCTTTGCCGATGCTCCACGCTGCGGTCACGGCCTCAGTGCTGCCGTCCGCCCATTTGCCGGTCTTGGATGTGACGCGAACGGTGTAATCGCCCGCGTCCGTGGCGGTGTTGCCGGAGATGTCCATAGTGGCGGGATCATAACCGCTCACGGTCGCGGTATGCTCGGAGCCATTGTAGGTGTAGGTTCCTGCGACGCTGATGCTGGGCTTAGCGGGATCGGTAGGCAGGGGAGGCGTATCCTCCTCGAAGATGGCCTTGACCTCCACATTGTCGTTCGGCATGGTGAACTGATTGTTGGTGATTACAAGTCCTGCCGGAGATTCGACCTGCCACTCCTTGAAGTGATAGCCGGTGTTGGGCGTTGCGGTCAGAGTGATCTCCGCACCGGCAACAGCCTTTGCGGGAGATGCGGAAGCCGTTCCACCGCCCTCTGTGGTCACGGTGACGGTATGCTCGGCAGGCGCATCTTTGGCTATCGTAATAGACAGCTCCTTCGTATCGCTGCCCGCGCTGTTGGTAGCCTTGACGGTGAAGCTGGCGGTTCCCGCTGCGGTAGGCGTGCCGCTGATCTCGCCGGTGTCCTTGTTCAGGCTCAGACCGGCAGGCAGGTCGCCATTTTCAACGCTCCATGTGATAGGCGTAGTGCCGTCGGCGCTCAGGGTCTGGCTGTAAGCCTCGCCCACCTTGCCGTCCGGCAGGGTGTCCGTGGTGATGCTGGGCGCGGCGGCAGCGTTTTCGCTGATGGTGAAATAGTGCTCCGCCTTGCCGCAGTAGTTCCCCGTGCCGTACAGCGTCACCTTGGGGGCTTTTTCCGGGTCAAAGCCCTCATCGTCCGGTTTGAGGGTGTAGGGATGGACGTTGTTGGAATAGCTGGCGGTGTAGTCCGTGTTCTCCGCAAGCTGCTTCGTTTCGTTCTCGCCCGTCTTATGAGAAAGCCCCGTCAGCTTCTTTTTGCTGCCGTCTGAGACGCAGTCCGTCAGCCCCTCCATCGTCAGAAGCCCATGCTCATAGCAGTATCCAAGATCATACTTGCCGCAGAGCGTACATTTCCCGTATTCGTCAGGGCTATGGTCAATGCGCGTTTTGTTGACGGTGCTGCCGCAGATAGAGATGTTTTCCGCCGGAATACCGGGCAGGTTTTTCTCATGCAGGTCGTCATAGACAAGCTCATCGCTGTCTCTTTTCGTGTGCCGGAAGGATTCCACCGTGCTGTTCAGGATCTGAATTCCAATCTCCGGAGCCCTGCCGAGCGCATTTTTCCCGATGCCGGGAACATAGTTTCCGTCAGTCCTCAAATTGCCGCCCTTTGCGGTCACGGTGCTGTTTTCAATGAGAATGTTTATTCGACCGCTGCCGGAGTCCCACGCTGCGCCGATGGCGGGTCCGAGCGAAGCACAACGAACGGACACCTCACTGTTCGCAATGCGGATACGGCTCTCACGATTGTAATAGACTTGCCAACCGTTGCCGATGGCCGTGTTTCCGCCTGAAGACGGAATATGGATTTGGCTGTTCTGAATGTCGATGCTGCCAAAGGAACCATTGGTGCCGCCGCCAATCGTGCAGTAATTATAGGTGTACGCATCGTTCAGACGGATGCTGCTGTCGTGGATCACGACCTCTTCAACGGAAGAATATCCTCCACGAGCGCCGATGATATCGCCCGTCAACACGGTGCTGTCCGTAATCTCCAGCTTTTTCAGCGTCTTTGCGTCATTCGGTGATTGCGCGGTTTCGTCCATAAAAATGCCGTAGGTGTGCAGATCGGAATCCCGGACGGCGATGCTCCCATTGCCGCCGACGCGAATGCTTCTAAAATGCGGCAGCCTGATCTCGCTGTTTTCAATGACGAGCTCGCTATTGCTGCCCACGCGGAACCCATCGGTGAGAACGGAGAGTGTGTCCGTGGATTCAACGCGGCAGTTTCGGATGGTGAGCTTCCCGCCCGGCGAGTCTGCGTCCCAGCCGATCAGAATCTTTTCGGCGCTGAGAAGCGGAAGCTCTGCGTCCGAAATGGTGATGCTTCCGATGCTTCCGCCGGTGGCAGCGCCGATGCAGGCGCCGTCCTTACTGGAAATGGATTTGATCGCATTTCCGTTGATGGTGATGCTTTTGCAATCCACTCCCCCAATGCTGCCGATGGCTGCGCCGCTGCCCTCGGCGAAAACGGAGATCTCACCGCCGGTGATGCGGATGTCGCCGGTGCTGCCGATGCCTGCCGCGCTGCCTTTTCCGACCGCATGGATGACGCCGTCGGTGATGGTGACGCTGCTCTTTTGTTTGCTTTTGTCGCCAATGGCGGCGTTATTGCGATTTGCCGTGGTTTCTATATTTCCGCCGTTGATGGTAATGTGCATTTCCGCCGTGTGGTGAACTCCGGCTCCGCCGATGCCAAAGCCATCTCCCTCGGTAGATGCCTTGACCGTACCGCCGTTGATGGTGATGCTGCCGCCCTCAAGCGGGCCGATCCCGTTTCCGGGAATCGCGTATTGCGGCTGGTTTTCATAGCGATTGATACCGCCGTGAGCGGTCACATTGCCGCCGTTGATGGTGATGCTGCCGCCCCGGCCGCTACTGATCGCGCTGCTGGAGGCCTCGGCGATGATCGTGCCGCCGTTGATGGTGACGCTGCCGCCATTACCGTAGCATGTGCCGATTCCAAAGCTGTCTGCAGTGTGAGCGCCGCCGCTCGTCCTGAGCTCGGTACAGACGATGCCGCCGTTGATGGTGATGCTGCCGCCTTGCCTGAGATTGCCGGGCGTATCTCCGTCGTAGGAAGTGTTGTGTTCATAATCCGATCCGCCGATGGCGGAGGAGCCCTGCTGTCCTTTGGCGTGGATATTGCCGCCGTTGATGATGATCGTACCCTCGTTTTCATAGAAGTTGTCGTTGGCAGCCCACACGCGCACACCGGCGCCGATGCCGGACAGTCCAGCCACAGGCCACACACTCTTATCATGATCAGACCATTCCGGGAGGCACGCCGTCAGCTTGCCCATGGATGCCTCAGCGGTGCTCTGGGCGTATATGGTGAAGGTGTCGCCCTCCTTCACGTTGATGCCCCACGGTACCGTGAGGTGGCAGTCATCCGTTAGGATCAGATTGACCGCGCCGTGGGTGTCCAAACGGGGCGTGATGGTCACGTCGCCCTCCACCACATACCAGCCTGCGGGCATATCGTACCACTTGTTGTCGCTATTGAAAAAATCCTCGATAATAACGCTTTCCAGCACCGTGTATTCGGTGCAGAAGCGCTCCTTGCCGTCCGCGTCCAGATAGCGCACGGGGTTTTGCTCGACAGCGTCGTTCACGGTAATGCTCAGCGCCCTTGTGTCGCTGCCCTCGCTGTTTTCTGCCTTGACGGTGAAGGTGGCGGTTCCCGCCGCGGTGGGTATGCCGCGGATTTCTCCGGTTTTTTCGTTCAGACGTAAACCGGCAGGCAGAGCGCCTTCATCAATGCTCCATGTGATGGGCGCTGCGCCGATGGCGGTCAGGGTATGGCTGTAAGCCTTGCCTGTCTTGCCATCCGGCAGACTGTCCGTGGTCACGACGACGGTATAGGTGTCTGGCACAAACCGCGCCGTGAGCGTGGTTACATCCGCCGGAACGCTATCACCGGGCGCGTAGAGCTTGCCGTCGCTGCCAAGCCACATAAAGTAATTGCCTGGTTCTCCCTCCGGGCGGGTCAGACCGTCGGACGCAGGCGCGGTAAATGCGCTGCCGTTTTTCACGATGATCCGGATGCTGCTCTCATCGCCCAGCTTGCCGCCGCCAAGGTCAAGAGTAACGTCCTTCAGTCCGTCAGGACCTATCGTGCCATGGTTCAAAACCTCAAGGACGGGGCGGAAACCGACCTGCGGGTTTTGGCCCGCAGCGTCGCGGTGGCCACAGAAGCGGCTCGAATAGTGCCCGCGAACCGTACGGCGCCACGACAATCTGATCACAGAATCTTGTCCACACGAAAAAATCCCGTTCCAGTTTTTGATATATCCGTCGTCCTTGTCCAGCAGCCTGTCCCATTCGTTGCTTTGGGGCGTGCCGCGTTCTGAATCACCTGAGCCTGTATAATCACTTCCCTCGGACGGCGCGCGCAGCGTATAATCCACGCCGCCGGCGGCGTAGTCTTTGCCAAAAATCATGTCTATGGCATTCAAATGATCCCAGCTTGCCGCGTACGTTACGGCATAGTCCGCCACGAACAGGCTGTGGGCATATTTGTACGTCTCTGCATACTCCTCAGTGGTTGCCATCTCCGACGTGAGCTTGTAGGCGTCCACTGTCCCGGCATAGGTAAAGGGCACATAGTGCAGCGTATTATCCGGCAGAGCGTCGTTTACCGTGTCGGGAATGCCCACGCCGGAGAGGTCAAAGTAATAGACTCCGCCGGGAGCAAGGTTGAACTGCTCTGGGGGAACAAACTGCGCCGTCAGCTTGTTCACGTTTGCCGGGACGCTGCCACCCGGTACGTAGAGCTTGCCATCGCTGCCAAGCCACTGAAAATAACTGCCGGCATTTCCGTCCGTGCGGGTCAGACCGTCGGACGCAGGCGCGGCAAAGCTCTCGCCGCTTTTCACAATGATTCGAATCTCCTCAGAGCTGCCGCCCAGCTTGCCGCCGCCAAGGTCAAGAGTAACGGCTTTCAGCCCGTCAGCGCCCAGTGTGCCGGGGTTCAGGACTTCAAGGACGGGGCGGAAACCGAGGATCGGGTCGGAAATCGTAGCATTGTTGTCGTACCAGTTGCGGGTCGAATTGTACCCGCGAACCGCACGGCGCCCACTCTCCATGTTCGAAGTGTCCTGCCCCCACGAATAAATCCCACTCCAGTTTTTGATATATCCGTCGCTCTTGTCCAGCAGCCTGTCCCATTCGTTGCTTTCGGGCGTGCCACGCTGGGACTCACCCGAGCCTATACTCTTACCTCCCACGGACGGCGCGCGCAGCGTATAGCTCACACCGCCTGCGTTGTAGTTCTTTCCGAAAATCAGGCTCGCATCGTTTAAGGCATTCCAATTTACCGTATGCGTTACGGCAAAGTCCGCCACAAACAGGCTGTGGGGATATTGGTTTTGCTCTGCATACTCCTCGGTGGTTACCATCTCTGATGTGAGCTTGTAGGCGTCCACTGTCCCGGCGTAGGTAAAGGGAACATAGTGCAGCGACGCATCCGGCAGGCTGCCGTTCGCCGTGCCGGGAATGCCCATTGCCGACAGATCGAAATAGTATCT